TTTTCTCCAACACTCGTAATACCCGATGTATCAGGTACATCTAAAGATGTTAATGCTGAGCAACCAAATGCGTAATAAAGAATAAATACATCTCCAACAACTCCGCTTAAAACTGCTTTTTGTGATATAGCTATTTCAGTTAAGTTAGTAGACTGACTATGAAACGATTGAGTCATGTAATCATTCCCTGACTTATTCCAATCATTTGCTACTTGCATTGTTGTATCTCCCACAGGAAAAGTTGTGTTTGTTCCAGAAACAGAGAGTGTAGTCCAAGACCCGCTTGTTCCATTTCGGTAGTACACTGTTCCTGCAAAAGCAGCAGAACTTCCCCTGTAAAGGCGTATATTACAAGTACCACTAGCACTAGCAAAAGTAAGCGTACTTATAAAGTCATAATCTTGTGATGCATCTATTGTTGCCATCTAGTTTAAGTGTTAGCTGGTAATGTGTACTATACTGCAATTGCTAGAGTATAAGTTCCCGTCAAGGTTTCTCCACTAGTTAGTGCTTTTGCTCCTGTTAAGGCTCGTGAAAGCATTGTTCCTGTTGTTGCGTCGTTGAACACTCCAACTTCCTCTACTGTTGCTGAACCTGTTGCTTCCCACGTAGTTGTAACTCTGTATGTATCGTCTGTAACGTTTGTTGTTACTCGTGAAACTGTACCTGCTACTCTTTCTAGTCCGATTGTTGTAATCTCTGCACCTAGTGCTGTGTCAGTTACTGCTGGTGCTGTTGATGATGTTCCTACTGCTAGGTATGTGAATGGTACTGCTGCTGCATCCCCTGCAAGTAGTGCAAGTTGAGCAAATCCAGCGTTAGTTACTAGGTTTTCTACTGACCAACTATCTCTCACCTTTCCGTCTGTTCCTGTAATTGTGAAGTTATATACTCCTTTTAAGTTCTTTAATGTATCCATATATTATCTGTTATCTTGGTGATAAGGTTTGAGGTCGCGAGATATATCTCGTTGCCTCTTGCCATATCGGTTGTTAAGTTTGATTTCTTCCATAGCTAGACCTTCTTTGAGGTCTACTCGGTTTGCAAGGCGTTTATCTCTTGCATACTTATAAGCTACGTCTAGGACAATGTATTCGTGGACTAATCCATCGAACCCTGGCTTCTTTGTTGTGTCTGATACTGTGAAGTATGTAGACTCTCGGTTAATGTACATCTTGAGTCCGTCTGTAACGTCTGCCTCTGGTACTAGATCAAGGAAGATACCGTTTGCTGTCTTGTCGTACCTTGTGACGCTTCCTGTGGTGTCTTCTCCATTGGTTAGCGTCCTTACATCTTCCGTCTGTGACTGTTGGTCTACTGGTGTGATGTCTTTGTATTTCCCGTTCTCCAACACCATAACTTTGTAGATTCCTAAGATAAGGTTTCCTTCACTGTCTGCTACGAATGAGTAGTCTCTTTGTCCTGCTACTAAATCAGTAGTAATGATCGGGTAGCCTGTGTGGTTTGAATCATCAAATTGCCATGTTCCACCTAACTTGAAAATCTTAGCTGACACATTGTCCATAGCCAAGTTAATATCGGCAGTAAACTGAGCCATTCTTAGCGGGTTTCCTGAGATGTCACCGTCATTGAAACCACACTTGCGTTCTAGCTGTTGGATAATTCCTGATTTGTTTGTTGTATCGCTGAATACTAATGACATATATTGATGTTATACCTTATAAAGGATTTACAAGACACAGAAATCGGTGGAAAAACTGTATCCTGTAAGCCCCCGATAAGGGAAGGCTTTAGCGTTTAAGCTAGTGTGATGTCTACGATAAGTGAAGTCTTTGGAGTCCACAGTTTGAATCCGATGTAACCAAATGTTACAAGTTCTTTTCCTGTTTTTCCAGTAACTCCTTTCTCTTCGACTTGAATACCTCGTGGTGATGCGTATGTTGCAACGTCCTTCACTCCGAATACTCGGTGACCAGCGTTTGTCCATGTTTTTGTTCCTACTGTAGCATCTACGAATGTTCCTGTTCGGACTACGTAAATGTCTACTCCCATGTATGAGTCCATGAATCCATTCTTAAGTGCTGCATCTGCGAATGAGAATCCGTTAGTTGCTTGTGCTTGTACGAATCCTGAAACATCAGTGTTCTCGATAACAAGGAATAGTCCTTTGAATGCGTCTGCATATCCTGCAACAGCTCCTGAAAGGTCTCCCATAATCTTGTTGATGTTTGCTGCTGTAGTGAATCCTCCAGCTGCAGTTGTGTATGCTCCTGTTCCGTCTTCTGTAAGTGAGTTCAATACGAATGAGTCGATTGAAGTTTTAACAGAGTTGTTCATTTCGTCCATTCGTGATGAGAATAGGTCGAATTGTGATAGAACATTCTGGAAGTTCATGATGTGTTCTGACACGATGAATTCGTCTGTAACTGTCAGTGTGTCGTCAGTTGTAGTGAAATCAGCTGGTGTGTATGTTCCAGCAAGTGCTTGAACAACAGTAGTTGGTTGTGATCCATAAGGTGAATCAATAGTCTTCGCGTCACTTCGGTCTACTTCACAGATTGCTTCTGTTACAAGTGATTTTCGTAGTAATTGTGCGAGTGATGATCTTCGGTACTTATCTCGGTATGTTCTTGAACTAATAGTGTTTGCCATAATAAAGTGGATTATAAATTAAGTAATCCACCGATTCTTTATCGTTTCCTGTTCTCCATTCGTGCAGCAACGAGCTTGTCCATATCTTTAATGTCAGGCATTTTGTTATTCCTAGCGTTTGCTAGTAGGTCTTCTCCTGATACTTCTGATATTCCTCGACGAGCACTTCCTGTATTAGTTGCAGATGCTACCTTTCGGCTGTTCTGTTTCTCTTCAAGGATTGCTTTTACGACTGATGAGTTGAGTGCTTCTGATATACTAATCTTTTTGTGTGTAGCCCAATCTGTTACGTCTGAGATGTCTTCTGCAGACACTTTTGCATCCATAAGGGTGTAAAGGTCTTGCGTTGATAAATCTCCATTACTTGTGTTTGGTGCTGCTTGATTAGGTTGTTCAGCCTTCTGGGCTTTTTTAGCCTTCTGGATTTTAAGAGTTTTGTTTTCCTTTCGGAGTTGTTCTAACTCAGTGTCTCGGTCTTCTTGAGTTTCTTCTTCTTCAATATCAGCATCGTCTTCGACAACATCTGACACTGCTTCCGTTTCAAGCTCTGCTTCTACTTCTTCTGTTCCTACTTCTTCCTCTTGAAATTCATTTGCCATGTTTAGTCATGTTATTCATATATTTTAAGTGGTTTAGTCCACTAGCTTTATAATGTATTATACCACATCTTTGCTAAAGATAGGTTATTCTGAACTGTCCCGTTGTAGTCGAGTGATTGTTTCTTCTACAGTCTCTTCCTTTCGACCTGCAAGGAATGATAATTCTTGTAGTCTTTGCTCTGTGTGAGAGATGAGTGAGTTACGTGCTACGTATGTCACATAGATTGATACATCGTCTTCATCAAAGTCTGGTAGGTAGTTTACTATCTCTGTTGTTCCTTTAGCTTTTGGGTTCGCTAATCGAGCAAATCCTGCTTCTAGGAGTGATTGTAGTTCTGACCTTACCATAAGAGCTAGTACAGCTTGTTCTGGTGAGATGTCCTTAGTGTCCACTGTCATCCATAGGTCAATCATTTGGCTGAAGGGTGCATCCATTTCTAGTCCAGGAGAGTATGTCTTCCGTAATAGAGTTAGAGCTTGTGGGCTCTTAGAAATCTTTGTTACTTGTTTAAGTTCTTCCTCTGATAAGTCTGCTTGTAAGAAGACTTTTCGGAGTGTAAATAACATTGTTTCATTGTCTGCGAATGTTGATTTGATAAGTGACAACTCTTTGTCGTCATATCTCATTTTAGGTTTCTGTTCCATAATTTTTTACCTTAGATTTATAATCCTCTCTAGCTATAGGTTAGCTTGAGGGGTCTGTGCTGGTGTAGGAGGTACTTCTTGTTGTACTTCTGGTGCTGGAGGTGCTGTGTCTATCTGTGCTATCTCTGCAGGAGAAAGTGCTCCTGATAGGTTTAGTGCTTTACCGAGCATCATCCTGAATGTAGGGTCTTGCATTGCTTGTGGATTAGCTGCTGTAATTTGTAGAACGGTGTTAATTGTAGTCATTGCTTCCTGAACATTCTGTCCTTCTCCCGTTACGTCAATATCTATGTCCCACTCTAGTCCGTCAAAGTATTCTTTCCATTCTGTTTCTGAAATATCTGATGGTATAAATGAACGAGTGTTTCCTTGTTTAGCTAGTTCTCTCTTTATTGATTCTTCTGTTCCTTCGATGTTTAGATCAAACGGTACGTTTCCTTTTAGGAGTTCTGCCTTAACATCTTCTTTTATCTGTCGTTCTGTATCTATTGCAATAAACTCTGCGTCAATCTTCTTGATATCAAGTGCATCAAGAATGGTGATAATCTCTTTCTTATTACTTAGTTGTGTTCGTTTGATGTAAGGAATAATGTAATCAGTCATCATGTCTACAATGTGATGTCCCTTGTTCTCTGTCATTAACTCGAATAAGTCATGTGATTCCTGTAGTACAGCTTCTGTTTGTCTCCAAGCTGTTCCTGATTTAGGAGTTGAACCTAACATAGCTTCTGATACTCCTGCTCCTTTCATTCCTACAGCTTCCCATGTTTGTGTGAAGTTTATAAGTGATGCTGTATCTCTTGGAGTGTTGTCTACCTTAGTAAGTGGTTGGTTCGGTGCATAAGTAAGGATATCTCCTGTATCGACTGCTGTTGTTGCGTTCTTTCCTACGAAAGCAGGGTCTGATGTCTGGAAGATAGTCTTTGCAAGGTCTAACTCATCTTTGAGTGCCTTCATCGCGTGGTTACTCATCCATTGTGCTTGGAATAGTCGTTCCACTGCTCCAATAGATTGTGAACGCCCTTCTTCTTCGATTAGGTGAGTAATCATGTATGGACTCTTCGCTTCTTTACCTGCGATAAGTGTATATTCGTCAAACTCTCCATTCTCCTTTCCCTCTGTAAATGATACAACGTGCATTTGTTGCTCATATACTTCTTCATCTTCTTCTTTTCCTGTTAGGAATGATTTAGGGAACTCTCCATGTATTTCATACACCTTAACAAAGTCATTCTTCTGGTCCTTGTTCTCTTGGTCTGATGTTTCTCGTGCTTCTAGTGAAGTAAGCAGACTCTTTACAATGTCTTGGTCATATCCTTCTCTTTGACGTAGTTGTGCAGGTGTAAGATATAGAATCTCTATTACTGGGTTTCCTTCAAACTTAATAGCGTCAATTATAAGTGTCTGCCATGGAACTACCATTGGGAATAGTTGTTTGTCTTTCTCAACGAACTTAACTACTGATGAACCATTCTTTGCTGCATCCCTTCCCCATGAGTTCAGGAAAGCTCCGAACTTTACTTTACGCATCCATTCTTGTAGCTTGTGAGTCGCTACCATTGCTCGGATAGTATCTTCTAACTTAGTTGCACGAACCTTAATTTGGCTTCTGTCGATGTCTGTTGCTCGATACCATGTGTTTACTGCTGATGTGGTAATGTTATAAAAAGGTTTAACTCTTCCTTTTGAATCAGTATCTCCTGAAATGTGCTTTGAGTTAGTGTAAGCATCAATCTTCGCTAGGTTTTTCTGTAAGTCAAAAGACACATACTCTGAAATAGTAGTGTTACCTGCTTGGTAGTCAGTCTCTTGGTTTCTGATTATTTCACCTATTGTTTTAGTTGCTGCCATAAATTGAGGTTCTTGTTAAATATATAAACTGTATTATACCACATTATTCATTGCTTTCCCCATGAAAGTCTGCCATGTTCCTACTGAATTGGTCAGACAAAGCATTAGCTACTCTGATATTATCTTCTGATTGTTGTGGTAACATCCTCTCTTTAACAACAAAGTACATCCTCATTATCCATGTATCTGAATCATCAGGACTCCTTCCTATGGATTTCTTTACATCTTCCTTGAGTGTAGCCACTCTCTTCCCATCTCCCTTACTAGCATCTTGATAGGTTGATAGTTCCTCTATGATCTTCTCCTTATGCTCTCCCTGAACGATAGATGCTATCTTATGATTGTTTACTAAGTCTGCAAGAGTGAATAGACATTGTGATCGCAAGTTTCTATATCCTGAAGTAAGAGCTGGTGCATTAGGTAAGTAACCGACATTAGGTAGCTTGATAATATCTGCATCTGTCTTGATTGCACTATAAGATGATTTATACCCTATTACACCATCAAGCATTGAACTACTAGCTACTCCTGCACCTACTCCAATAGCATCAACTGCTATATGTGAGAATGGTATTCTTTCTTGTGCAGCATACTCTCTAATCTTGTCCACGATGTTTTCTGTATTCAAACGTGCAAATGCTTCTACTCTATACTCCTCAAGACCCTCCCAGAAGCTAAAAATGGTCTTGTCAGAGCCGTCATCAGCAATATCGACGATTAGGTACTTAGAAGCTGTTTTAGTGATTGTGTTGCTAAATACGTCTACTAGAGAATCGTATCGGAATAGTGCTCCTGCATCATCAACGTGTTCAGCCATAACCTCTTGCTTGTAAGAGTCCATGTTTCCTTCATACTCTTTGAGTAGTGCACTCCTCTCTGTTTCTGGTATGAAAGGGTTATCGTATGTCGTAAAGTGGAATACTCCATAGTTATCATCATTCTCTGCAATCTTCTCAAGTCGTCTAAGGTTTGGGTTCTCTTTCTTTGGTGTTCCTACAAATGTAGCATGTCCTCCTGTATCAATAAGTGTAGGTCGAAAGATGTCAGCCCATCCTATAAAAAAGTCTTTCATTGTATCTATCTCATCAAATGTAAGTGAATATGCACTCTTACCACGGAAGTTCTCTTTGTTCTCCCATCCTGATAGTTTAATCAGTGATGTACCACCCTCTTTAGTTGGAACTACACATTCAAGGCGTACCTCGTTAAACTCTGCTATACCATGTAAGCGTTTACGTAAAAGAAGCCAGATAATATCTCTAGCTTGTACCTGATTAGGTGCAAGGTAGTAGACATTTCTACCATCTCCTCCTACTGCATCGAATATCATTCGTTCTATCTGTAAGACAGACTTACCTGCTCTACGCCCAGCACGGATAACCTTATATCTCTTATCAGACTTTACTATCTCTTTTTGTTTTGTATGTAGTTGCATTTAGGTGAGTGTGCGTTAATTAAACCTTTGTAGAAAATCCATGTCTTTGCTAGTACATTTTCCATTGCGCTATCTACTACAGTGATTCCATCCTTTGTTGAGGTATTAGACTCAGCAAC